GGCTGGTGCTGATCCGAAGATTCGGCCCATGTGCCAGAAGTTAAGTGATGTTCGGAATTCTCCGTGAACAGTACTAGGTATATATTTGTACTCAGCATATCTTGGAGTATATCCGAAGATGGCATCGTCTGCTGTTGGTGTGTTTGTGTGGTATAACTCTCCGTTATAAATAGGTTGTTCGCCAATGTTTGCGAATGATGGCCAATAATAGTCGAATTTATCGAATTTTGACCAGTGTTTGGGTACGCCTTGTTGATATGCGGTCATTGGCATGACTGACATGATACCCATGATGTATCCGTGTTCTTCGCATTTGTAAGTGACGTAGTCTGAGGAACCGACTGACACTCCGTGTCCAGCCATGTTTCCTTGGGGGGTTTGATCACTAGGGTTAGTAGTAACCGCCTGGTTAGAGGTTTGTAACACTTCACTGATCGTGATAGGCGTTTGCGATCCTCCAAGAAATTCTGGCCTTTGAAGTCTGGCATCTTTTGACATTACGCCAAAGTGTGCCATTATGATTTCTATGTATCGGGCTCCGCCTCTTGCGTTTCTTTCGAGCCATTCTTGTAGTCTGAATGCTCGTCTAAGATCGTTGATTGATGATGCTGTTGCGCCTGAAAGATTAGCTGATAAAGATCGTGAATTGTCAAAATCGAAATATGTTGTTCCAGGAATATTTCCTTTAAAATTACCATTAGAATCAGTTTCTAATGGTGAAGCACCTGAAGAATCGAAATTAGGAATTAAAGCTCCAGTATTTGCGTCTTTTAAAAGTGTAGAATTTCCACTTGTTGTATAATTTATTGGTGCGGTTCCACCTAATGGTATTGTTGCTTCTGGTCCTCTTTGTGTGAAAGGTAAAGCTGATGTAAAGTAGTCATGTTGCCATGCTCTTTTTGCTATTGGGTCTGTAACTCCTAATAGTGGATTGGTTCCGTCGACAAGTGTGTCTTCTCTTTGTGTTTGTATAAGGTTTTCGTCTCTGTAATAATCGTTGTATATTTTGTTATATGCTGCAAATGGTATTGCAGATATTTGAGTGTTTGAGTAATCTCCGCCAGTAGTGGCTCCGTCTGATGTTGGTAAGCCTAAATAATCGGCTAATGATGAAGGTGGGACAAGTCCTGTTAAAGATGTGTCTACTAGTGGAAAGTTTGGTGCGGATAATCCGTCTTCGCCTCCTGATATGAAGTCTTCCCAGTTTGACCAAAGAATTCTATTTGGTACGAAGAAGAAGTGACAATAGACTGCAGCTTTGTGCATTATTGGTGTGATAAGTGGGGCGAATCTTGTAAGATTTGTTGATTTGATTGAGAATTTGTCTCCTGGGACGCATTCTAGTAATGTGATTGGCATTAGTTCTCCAATTCTTCCTGAGAATTTTCTATCATGTGATAGGTCGAACGTGTTTGATGGGGGGCGTGGCATGGCCACTTTGCTGAATATGCTCATAGTTATCTTTTAGTAAAGGATTTTAATAATTGTTGTGCTGTTCCTGATAAGTTTTTAAATATTGTTGATCCCAACATAGTTCCTATTATTCCTTGAATAATTTTTTTGTCTGTTGGATTGCTAGGGTTTAGACCTAGTTGTTTAAATATTGTTCCGATATAGTTTCCTTTAACGAATCCTGATGTTGCCATGTTTGCGTCTTCTGCTTTTATGGTTGTTTCTAATCCTTTAAGGTCTGCGTTTGCTATAATGGTTTTAATTTGAGCAGCTGATGTATCTGATTGAACTTTTAATTTTATTGTATCTATTGAATTTCTTAAATTGGCGCCTGTTACTCTAGGTAAATTTAAATCTTCTGCGTTTTGTGCGTCAGCATTAAGTTTTCTGGCTTGTGCAGCTTGTAATTCTAAGTTTGATCCGATCATTGCTGCATTCATCGCCGTTGGCGTTGGGTCTTTTATGTTATAAGGTGCGGGTTTGGACGGGGCGATTGAGCCCGCCACTCCGGTGTTTGTAGCACCGGATCCGTATATAAGCGCGGGGTTAAGGCCTGCTGCTTTGAGTCTGGCCATTTGGGCTTTTGGGGTATTGTAAGCGTTTTGCTTGTTCCAGAATTCTACATTCTGGGTGTTAGCTAAGTTTTGGCGGTTTTTGGCACCGATGTTTGAGGCTACTGAAGAGCCTATTCCTAGTAATCCGGCTATACCGGCTGCTATTAATGGTGCTGGCATTTATACTTTTTTTAATTGGGTTGGTTTTCCCGCCGGTTCGAATAGTGGTGTTGGGGGATTTTCCGTTTCCATTTGTGTTAATTGTTTTGTTGTGTTTTTAATAGTGTCTTGGACGCCTACGATTAGGTCGTCGAAGTTTATTAATCTGAGTTGTAGAAGGTCGAGTTGCTGGTGACATGTCACGCAGTGTTGTAGAATAATGCTACGCATTTTTTCTGTGTACTTTTTTTCTTGTTCTGTTTTGAAATCTGTTGTTTTCATAGTGTAGTGTTTTATGTTATTATTACCTCTGTTAGGTACTAATATAGTGTTTTTTTTTTTGTTTTTTTGTGTTTATTGACGTTTTTATTTTTATTTGCCTCTTTTTTTGCGTCGTGCCTCCTTTATTTGCGAGTTTTTTTATTTTGTGGTGTCAATTAGCACTAATATATCAAGTATGTAATTAGTGCTTTTGCGCTCATTGCATTCGCTTTTTGATAAAGCTAGCTTCGTCAGACTACGTCTTGACTAAGAGCTTTCTCTTGTTTTTTTGGTTTTGCAGCTTCTGCGGCTTCGGCAGCTGCTTTTTGTTCTTGTTTGATTTGATTTGTTAAGATTTTTTCTCTATCGATTAAATCTTGTTTGAATTTTGGTATGTCTGTAAGGTCCATTGGTCGGGGTATTTCGGTGTCGAAATATTCACCTTGTATGTCTGTTACTCCAAGAGGTATTCCTCTGGAGTGTTTGTCGAGTAGTTCTCGTATTGATAAGTTTTGGTCTGGGACTGTTAGTATTGAGTCGTCCATGATTTTTCCAGTTTCTTTGTAGTTTGAGAACTGAGTACGAAAGTGAGTTTTGATGATTGTTTGTTTTTTCATAATGTTTGTCTTTTTAGTAATTGTTCTTTTTTGTCTTTTCTTATTAAGTTTTTATAGAATTCGTGTTCGTCTTTTGATGAGTTAAACATGGTGTCGAAATCGTGTTGATTTTCTTCTATCCATGTTTTGTACATTTCTGTAAGTTCTTCTTTTTTAAAGATTTGTTGTTTATAGTATCTAGGCATAGATATGATTTGTCCGTTTTCTCGGACGATGCAGAAAAGTTTTCTTTTCTGGTAATAATTTTTCATAGCTGGGGTTAGATACCCCATACCCATGCCTTTTGACATGAGTGAAAATTCTTTTAGTCTGTCGTCGTGTGTATTTATTCTTTCGAAGTTTGACTTTGTCATGTATCCGACGACGTAGTTAATAGTTGATTGGTTGCTTGACGCTAAGTGTATATGTCCGTTTTGCCAGGTATCCGCGAGTATTTGCGGTTCGGCAATTATGTGTTTAGGTAGATTGAAAAGTACTGCATGGTAGTGGGGGCGATTAGTAGATGATCCGTATTCGCCACATGCGTAGTATTTGAGTTTGTTAATATTTTTCTTGTTAACCATTTTAGTGGGAACAAGTTTTCGTAAACGTTTAAGAAAAAGTTGAAAATCTTCTTTTTGTAATGTGTGAAATCCGTTTTCTGATATTGGGACGTTTTCATATGTGAGTGTTAAGAAAGCGGCACTGGATGAAACTTTGGCTTCTTCGTTTAGTCTAAAGCTCCAGTGTGATGCTCGGCGTTTTTTACATGCCAAGCATTTTCCGCATGGGACATCAATCATGAGATTTTGATTGTTGATGTCTTTGTGTCTGTTTTTTACTCTAAATGGTGTGTAGCATTGCATAACCTAAGGTTATAGTCTGATTCCACCTCGTGCAACTCGGTAGGAGTTGAATTTTTTAGATTTTCTCTTTTGTTTTTTAGATCCGCTTTTAAAGGATCGTTTTTTTGAGTATTTCATGTTATATGGTTGGTGTGCCGTAGTATGGCATTAATCTGTTAGCTTTTACTTCGTTATGTAAGTATACGTATAGGTGTTCTTCATCTGGTGCGGCGAAGACTCTTTTGACTTCTTCGTAGTCGCACTCTATGAAGTCTTGGTTTAGGGCTGGTGCTGATCCGAAGATTCGGCCCATGTGCCAGAAGTTAAGTGATGTTCGGAATTCTCCGTGAACAGTACTAGGTATATATTTGTACTCAGCATATCTTGGAGTATATCCGAAGATGGCATCG